CATAGTCAACTTCGCAAGTTGCCTATCAAACTGATGCCACAAACGGCTCATCTTTGTCACCATCGCGGTAGATCACCCAGCAGTAATTCGCTACATCCGTCTCGTGATACCCGACCAACTTCTTAGCAAACATCGCCTTCTTGCCACGGTAAAAGTCGCTGTCAATTGACTTACTGTCACCCTTCAACTTGGCGAATGCCTCCTTCCACTCCGATACCGATATCGTCTTGTGGCGCTCCTCACCGACGTTTGTCATATGCCCATTCTTCTTTATGGCGTCGTGGATGGAGTCCAGCGCCGCCTGCTGGTTCTCCTGCAACTTTCTAGGTTTGGCCTGGCGCTCGACTGCCTGCTGCTGCATCTCCTGCTTCAGCGCCTCATCACTGGCTCTAACCGCCAGGCTAATCTGGGCGTCGCTGATGCCTAGTGCGCTGCCCTTGATCTCCACCTTGACCATCTCAAAGCCAATCTTCAGCCCGTCCTGGCCGTCCTTCTGCTTACTGATCGTGAGGATGCCGCTGCCCGCTATCGGGCTTGCAGGGTTCGGCGTTGCGTCAATCTTCAGCAATTCCAGTTGGGTGTCCACGGCTCCCAGCAGGCTTGAGTGCCCACGCAATCCCTTTGTGGCATCCTTCCCACTGTGGTGCAACACCATCATGGCGCAGCCCAACATACGCTGTATCCGTCCCGCGTTATGGATGAAAGCTCCCATGTCCTCGCTGTTGTTCTCGTTTCCACCGCCGAATGCCCTGGCTAACGTGTCAATCTGGACTAATTCGAACTGGACGCCTGACTTCTCCATCAGGTCCTTGATCGAGGCCACCAGCAAGTCGAAGTCTTCCGCACTGGATCTCATATTTATCGCGGCCCTGATGACGTAGATTTCGGCTCCAGCCTGGGTGCGGTTGTGCAGCTTGCAGGCTTTAATGCGTGCGCCGATGCCGCCGAATCCCTCACCGGCTATGTAAAGGACTGCACCGGCAGCTTGCACCTCCCGCCCCATCCACGGCCTGCCAGTTGCCACCGCCTCCGCAATGTCCAGAGCGACAAAGGACTTGTATGACCCTGGCGGCCCGTATAAGGCGCAGAATGCACGCTTAGGCAGTACGTTGTCTATCAGCCACTCAACCGGCTCGTCCTCGATGTCATCCCAAGATTCGATGTTGAGCAGTTGCCGTGGTACTAGGATGGGTCGCTCTTCCTCGGGTAGCGCAGGCACTTCCTCAACCGTTTCCCGTGGAACAATCCACTCTGGTGGCTGCACCTGGTCTATGGTGGTGATTACCGGTAACGCCTTGGCTAACTCTGCCAGCTTCGACCTGTCACCGCCGTCCGCTACCCACTCGTAAGCATCGTCACCGAGTTCGGGTAAGTTGAAGTCGAGTACGCGGATCGCCTTGGCGACCGGCAGTAGCGCCTCCACCACCCGCTTGGCGTACTTCCAACCTGGTGCATCGCAGTCGGGGACCACTATCACTACAGCGCCTGCGAAGTATTGCGTTATGTCAGCAGGCCAGTGCCCAGCACCAGCGTGGGACGTAGTGGCGATCGCTCCAATGCTGACCAGGGCGTCGGCTGCCTTCTCACCCTCAACCAGGTAAATGGCTCTGCCAGCTTCCCTTGCGTTGATAAGTTCCGGTAGGCGGTAGGGCACTATCCGCGCACCTGTCATGCTGCCCTTGCGGTTGCCTGCGGCATCCACCTTGTGAAGAGAGTACGTCTTGCCCTTCTCGGTGTTGGTCTTGAACCGGCGCTTTACGAACAGCGTCTCGCCCGACTCGTCCTTGTACTCCCACTCGTTTTCAAGCTGCGGCATAGTCATCAATTCACCTTTAATGAGCGCGAGACTGTACTCCTGGCGCTGGAGTGCTGGCAATAGGTTGCGTTCCCTAACAGCGTCAAATACAGAGTGCTGGTCGCAGCCGCCATGACAGTGGAACAGCAGTTTGCCATTGTCTTCCTTTATGGAGAGAGACGGGTTCTTATCACCGTTGCCTCTGCCGTGGCCAGCTACAGGGCAACTCGCAAGCCAGTTCCCATTCACTTGCTTGGCGTTGCCTAGGGCTTTGGCTATGTGTTCTGTTGAGTCTTGCATATCGCGTCCACCTCTTGAATTCTTTTGCCAATCCATGCCATCACAGGCACAGCCATTGAGTTGCCTAGCGCCTTGTACCGAGGCCCATCAGGGGTTGCCTTGCCCTTGGGCTGGATGTCGGTGTATTTGTCAGGGAACCCTTGCAGGCGCTCACATTCCACGGGAGTCAGGCGGCGCACTGCCATTGCTTGCATGACTGTTGGTTGATTGATGGCAGGATTACCATCTCCGCGTTTTAACGTCATGCTGACATCGCCAGTAATTGAGCAGTTGTACAGGTCTGTGCCTACTGCTTGCGCCACCGCCATTGCTTGTAGCGCCATATATCCAGCCGCAGCGTAATCAATGCTGTTGCTGAACCCGCCCGATGTATTGCGGGAAAGCATTGTTCCAGCTACATCATGAGTTGCCACTGCTTGCATCAATGTAATTGGCACATTGCCACCGCCAGCGCCATAAGTAGCTGATACCGTTGTACATACATCTCCTAATTCCCGCACCCTACTGTCTTGGCTGTGCAATTCATATACGGGTTGCGCCACCGTGTTATCAAATACGCCACCAGCGGCACAACGTAATGCGGTGACCGTTTCGGACGTTGTTTGGTTGTAAGCATCAAATGCAATGGGTTGCGCCACAAATAATCCGCACTCATTACCAGCTGGGCCACCGCTACCTTTGGCCCATTTGCTTGTCACGGTGTCAGCGGTGTTTGCGTCTGAGCCACCATAGACAGGGCTTGCGCTAGTGCTGGCGGCAAGTCTTTCCCCCTTTTCTCGGCTCGGCGCAGGATGCCCTTGCAAGCTGTGGCGCTCAAAAAGTACCGCTGCGGCAGGTCGCCAATCTCCAAGGTATCCGACAACGAACACACGGCGGCGTCTTTGGGCCACTCCGAAATACTGAGCGTCAAGCACCCTGTATGCGAACCCATACCCGAGGATTGCCAACCCTCCGAGGAAGGAACCAAAGTCCCGTCCATCAGCGGAGGACAAAACGCCGGGGACGTTCTCCCAGACCAACCAGTTGGGGCGATATCGTTTAGCAATGGCAAGATAGGTAAGCATGAGGTTGCCACGCGGGTCATCCAATCCTTTTCTGAGTCCTGCGACTGAGAATGATTGGCATGGTGTTCCTCCAACGAAAACATCGACATCTGCATCAGGCCACTCCTTAAATTTGGTCATGTCGCCCAAGTTGGGCACGTCTGGGTAATGGTGCTGTAGCACCTTGCAAGGGAACGGCTCAATCTCCGAATACGCCACCGATTCCCATCCCAATGGATGCCAGGCGACACTTGCCGCCTCAATCCCACTGCAAACTGATAGAAATTTCATACTTGTACTTTTTTAGAGGAAAAAAAAGCCGGTGGAGATCAACCCACCGGCCACCAGACTACTGGTTAGAAAAACTCTTCATCGTCCATAACTGGTGCAGGCGCTGGCTTGGCCGCCTTGCGTACAGGCGCTGGTGCTGGCTCTGCCCACTGCTCCAGGCCATCTTCAGCATTCATGCCTGCGGGACGCGCTACCCAACTCACCAATTTGAAATTTGGGACTCGCGTGTTGCCCTTGCCAACCTTCTCGGCGGTGCTGTTAACGTACTCAATGACAGGCAGCTTGCCGGTTTCACCTGACATTTTCATGCAATCGCTGTAGATCTTCTCAAAGCCCTTGCATGGACCGTAGGCGTTGGCGCTCCAGTCAACCAGCCCGAGTTCCTTTGAGTACAGCGTCACAACAAACCCGCGCTTATACCCCTCACCAGGTGATTGGCTCTTAGCGCCCAACACCTCGTCCGGCTGCCAGTCACGCATTCCTGCGGCAATCATCAGCCAGCCGGTCTGCACCGAGTCCAGGTCCATGACCACCTTCTTGAGTTGGATTTCCTCACCGTCGCGGTTCGTCCAAGCGTTGGCCTGGGGAGCAAAGCGGATGTAAGAGTTACCCGATCCATTGTTATTTGAAAGATTTAGCATTTCAGTTTCCTAAAGTTACGGGCTTGCGCCCAATGTTAGATGGCAGAGGATTCCACCATCTTTGCTAGAGTCAGTCCACTTGAGACCTTCTCTGTCATATCGTCGAGCAAGTGAATATCTTCCTTGCCGAGTAATTTTTCAGCTTGCGCTGGCGTGATTGGCTCGCGCTTGTAAAGCGCGTCAATTGGAATGTTTAGCGCACCTGGGAAAGCGTTTGTCTTCCACTTGCGGATGGCGCGTTTAGGAACTAGGTTCCAGCCTGGCACTGCACCGCCACCTTCTAGGCGAGTAAACGCCACCTTCTTCAGTTCCTCGTAGAAAGCCTCCACTAGTTCGCCTTGCTCCAACCAATTGGCGATCTCATCTGCGCTCAGTTCCTTCACCGGCACTGGCGGTTCCGCTGCCATTGCTTTTAGCGCAGGGCAATGCAACTTGGCAGGGCAATACTTGCAAGCGGTATTGGATGGGGTAGGATAGCTATCAGGGTTAAATGCCTTCTCAATGGCGGGCATAACTACGTCCGACTCCCACGCAAGCAGATCAGCCAGCAGCATCTCGTGAGTGCGGTTAGCGCCTGTCTGAGGTTGCACAATCGTCAGCTTGATGCGTTGAAAGTCACCCATCAGCTTGATAGCGCCCAAGGCGTATAGCTTCATTTGACTACTGTCAGCGTCCACATACCCGCGCCCAGTCTTCAGATCCGCAATCTCCAAGCACTCGCCTTCGTTGTCCCAGGCCACAACGTCAGCAGTCCCTTGGCAATTAGCTTTCTTAGTGTCAAGGATTGACAGATGCTCTTCCACCGTCACGTTGTCGTAGTTCGCTTCTAGTTCCTTAATGGTGTCAAGGTGCAACTGCGCGAAATCAGCGTTGTCTTGCGTAATCTGGATGCCCTCAACGATTGACCCGACATGGTTGGCCGGTACGTCACCTGATAGCCAGCAAATCTCGGCCAATGCGTGGATGGCCGTGCCAATCTGGGCGGCTTCACCTGATGGCGAATCAGGAATGCCCTCGCAAAGCCTTACGCTTGCAGGGCAAGCTAACCAACGTGATGCGGCTGATGGTCTCAGTTTGATCCGTTCCATTTTTCTCTCTCTCTTTCATGTTCGTTGCTGATGATGATGTAAGCCTGTTTGCGTACTTCGTTGGTGACCGCGTGACCCAAGTCATCAGGGTCCAGCAGGCGCTTTAGCAGCACGGTCTTATCGCGTGATGATTCGCGTTCTTTCTCTAGCTGAGTCCCCAGCCAAATGATGTGCTCGCGCATGGTTCTAAGTTGGTCAAGCATTTTTCGTTATGTACCAGTAAGCGATGAGCGCAGCATCTGCGCGGCCATCGTCCTTCGCACGCTTGAACAGATCGGCCTTGCTTGGGAACAGTTCCATTGCACGCATACGGCTAGCATCCTTACCCGCTGCACGGCCTACAGCCTTGGTCCAGGTTGCAGGGGTGACATAGGTGTGAGGAATGTTATTTGCCACAATGCAACCCTCAATCAGCCCTGCGCTGCGTCCAAAGTTGAACATACTCGTTACGCCCTGGCCTGGCATTGCGCCAACCTTTTCCACGACAGCATGATCGTACTCGTACCTAGTCAAATACTCGCACAGATGAGCCGCTGAAATGTGCCGTTTAGTGGTCTTGCCTGATGCAACCTCTACGGTTGGCATATCAAACACGTCGTGCAATTTGCCATCCTTAAATATGGCAATGGCTCCGCTGATGCCTGGGTCGATGCCGATGACGTAACTCACTTAATTTTCCCCAGTAGCACAGACCAAACATATCCACCAGCCACCTTGGCGGCAAATTGCAGGGCAATGATTTCCGGCATCAGCACGCCAAAAGCAATGGTCGGGAACGCCACAGAGTCAACTGCTGCACCCGCAACATTGGATGCATTGGCACGCTTAAACCAGGAGCCGGTCACCTTTGAGAACACCGCCCAATCAGCGAGTGCCGCCAGCGTGAAAGATGCAGCAGATGCCACGGCAATCATGCCAGCATCCTGATTCAAGGCATAGGTCAGACCGCCGCTGAATGCAATCAACAGCGCCATCTGCCACGCCTTGATCTGCACCTGCAACCAATCCCGCAATGCCAGGTCAAGTCCAATGAACAGGAATGCGTTAATGGGACTAACCCAAACGCCAAAGGTGGCAATGGATAGGTTTGCCAATGTCATGGCACTTGCGTAAACAATAATGGCAGCAATCAGCATAAAACTTCCTGTAGTGGTTGAACATTCCACTTTGTCGGTGGATTGGTTGAATCAATGCGCTTTGCCATGCAACCGGCGCATTCCAAATGCTCTGCATGGTGCAGCGCAACATTGGTTGAATCGGCACTTGCCAAAGGCCAAGGCCCGCTTGATTGCCCAAGCATACGCATCCCATGCACCCAAGGGATTTGCTTGCCGTAAGTGTTCACCAGGGCGTTAAATGCCTCGTCCATACGGTGACACCATTTTGATGTGCCAATCTGCCAAAACTCACCGGCTGACCCAAAGCATACCCGTCCCCAGGCATCGCACAATTCAATCAGGTAGGAAATCGAAAGTCCGAGATGCCAAACGGGAATGCCCATCTCCTTGCGGAAAGGCCAAGACTTAACCATCTCGCGCTGCTCGTCTTCCGACCCGTCGATCACATCAGGCACAACGCCCCAATGCGGATGCACCAGCAAGGGTTCCACCCAAGCATAGAACCCATCGCGGTCAAATGGTAAGCCTCTTGTTTTTGCGCTGAATGCGCCATTGTCTAGCATCAGCGACTGCCCAATACGCAAGCAGCGTTTCAGATCATCAGGACGTGCATACGACACACAAAAGTGCTTGCCGCCCATTGTCTCCATAGCTTTCATAGGACTAATAGGCGTCCCGTGATAGTGAATCACTGCTGGCTCTCCTTCTGTAGCATCAGCAGCCTGGCTTCCACCAAGGCGTCGCAAGCCTCCTGCAGATTGACAACTGCCGAGTACAGTGGAACGACCTTGCCGGTGGACCAGCGGCTCACCTGGGCCTTGTCAATGCCTGCGGCGTAGCTAACGTCGGAGAGAGTGAAACCTGACCGTTCCGCTTTCTCGCGGATGGTTCGGATAGCAATTTGTGTAGTGGATTCCATGATGGTATTGTCAACTCCTAGATGATTGATTCTACAGGGAAATGTGTAGGTGTTTTCCCTACCCTATTTCGCAACTGCTGTTGTCGTCATGTATGAGATGATTACTTCGTCATCAACAACCGAGGTATCACAATGAAACTCACCGAGTACCAGCGCAGCCAGCTTAAAGCTGCCGCTTGCTTCGGATGCAGCCAGATCGACAAGGTCGCCGCTTCCTTGCAACGCGAGAACCCTGCCGCCTTTTGGCGCGAGTCGGAATTGCACCAGCGCAACTTCTACCATGAGCCAAAGTCCTACGGGTCACCCGTACCCCACCGTTCCTACGTCCAGCGCCTTGTGGTTCGCCGCCGTGAGCTGGACAATGAGCGCGATCAGGTGATGGCGCAGAACCACTACCTTCAGCAAACCTTTCAACTTGGAGTAGCAGCATGAAATCCTTAATCCTTGACGCGGCACTCTCTGTCGCCATCCTCGCAGCACTTTCCTATGTACTCACACAATGGTGGTTTGCATGATGAACCCTCTAGAAATTGAGATCAAGCGCACCGTGTTCGCGCACCTCCCCGCCGTCGGTGACTTCGGCATCCTGTCACGCGGTGACCTAGCCACGGTACTGCATACCGCCTGCACTGAGGCTGCCCTGGCAGGCTGGGCGCGTGGCGCTGAGACCGCGCAAAAACGTCTGGACCAGGAACTGGAGACGCTGCGCCAGGAGTTGAAGTCGATCCAGACTGAACTGGCGTATGCCAAAGCCAATTAGCCTAGTCGTTATGGCGCTCTGCGCCATGCTGTTTATTTTTGACTCTGAGGAGTACGAATCATGGATACAGATGATGAAATTGAGTCTTGGGCCAGCATTGTCCTGGGCCTGATAGCGACAGTGTTTTTCTTCATCGGCGTTGTCGCCGTCATAGTCTCAGCTTGCATGGCCTGGGGCTACTACACCTACCAACCTATGTGCGGAACTGTCGCCTCTTTGTTCACCCAGGAGTGCAAGTTAGCATGATCCACATCCTCTACATACCCGTCCTGTTTGTCTGCATGAACGGGAATTGCGAATTCATGCAGGCGCAGACCTCCTACAAGTCAGAGCAGCAATGCCGCGCTGCGATAGACGCGCAGAAAGAAAATTTGCAAAAGATGGCGCTTAAAGGCGGTCAGATGGTCACGCTGATTGAGGGCACTTGCATAACTTTGAAAGGTGGAATGCTATGACCGGATTTAACTCAAAGCGTAAGCAGGCGCGTGACAAACAGAGAAAGCCTACCAAGTGATCTGCCCAAAAGAACAGTGCCGCGCCTGGACCCGCGTTCTGGAGACCAGGCATAAGTACGACAACGAAACCTACCGCAGGTATGAATGCGCTAACGGCCACCGATTCTCGACGATGGAATCAATCAAATGCCAGAATTCGCCGCGTGGAGCCACGAAAACCTTGCCAAGTTCGCAGAAGAGTCTTACGTCCGATTAAGGGAGCAGCAGGAGGCGCTGGAACAGGCCACCGCAAACTTCAAAGACGCAATGGTTGAACTACGCAAGCTAAACGATTACTGCGCCAGCTTGGAGTTGGGCAATCGTTAAGCCGCCGGTGTACTGGAAATGCGGGTATTCTTTAAAAGTTTTCCAATCGCCAGCCCACTCTAGGCCGCAGGCTTTGCCGATCTCGCCCACTTGCTTCCACATGGCTTGATCATCCCATATGGCCTTGCCGTTTACTAACGGCACAACATCCAAGGCGCAACGGTGGTTGTGCCAGGATTGACCGGCCTTGGCTCGAGTGACTATGTTGCCTGGTGTTGTGCGGCCTTGGGCGTACAGCGCGTTCTGGCTCTCGCTGTCCCGATAGGTGGAGGTCACCAGCAAATCAATGCCCTTGGCTTTGGCTGTTTCCACAAACGCTTGTGCCCGCTGTTTAACGGGCGGTGCTAGGTCATCAAGATTTCTTGAATTGATCACTTTTCAACTCCACGTAAACATCAACGCAAGTTCCCTCTGCGCGGGCGTGCGTGTTTTTCAAATACCAATCCACCTTTTCATTGATGGTTTTTATGCAAAGCGCCCTGTCGGTGTAGATGGTTTGCTGCTGGAGGAATTCGCACTTCTCCAGAACGCAAATGAACATGACCGGAACCCAGATCATTTTGCTGCCACGCCGTTAATTTTCTCAGCGGTACGCATACCGCCCAAACCAAGCATCCCTAGCAGCAACGGCATCATGGTTCCCATGTCCATCTGCGGAAACTTAATCGGGTGTCCGTAGACCGCTGCGCCCCACTCGGCCAATGGGCCAACAACAAATTGCACGGCAAAGCCTGCACCGCACACCCAACCAATGCCTGGTCGCCAGCCGCTGACAAACACCGATGGATTTGCAGCCTCAACCTTGTTAATTTCCATTTGCCCCGCAATAACGGCAAGTTCACCGTTTTGCTGCATTTTGAACAGTTCTAGCTTTGCAGCCGCAGCTTTCTCAGGGTCAGGCCAAACGCGGTCAATGACTTGGCTACCAATCTTGAATAGCGCGTTGACGGGATTGAGAGAGGATAAAAGGTCATCAGCCATTTGTTTCTCCTACTTTGATTTCGTCCATGTGACTACCGACCTTTAGGCCAGACAGCCAGCCAATGAGTCCACCGACGATGGTTTGAAACGCAGGGCCAATGATTTCAAAAATCTTGGTGTTGTCCACTTCCTT